GACCACATTCAGAAACTCTCTATCTTCTTCTTGGGTCAATGATCCTGTTGCAAAACCAGTGGCATTTTCATTTATTGTAGTGAGGAATCGTTCCTTCATGGTTCCACCGCCACCACCTGTGGATGGAATATAAGTACCTGCGAGCTTATCAACCTGACCCTGTGTGATCTTTTCACCTGTGAGTATTTCCAATTGAACAATTTTATCAGAAAGTGTCATGTCATCTTGATCAGGCATGTTTCTAATTTTAATCATTTCGTCTGATGATAAGTTCCGACCAAGTGCTGCTGAGAATGATGCTACATTCCTAGCAACTCGTTTCTCTTCAACTGCAACCTTGGCTTGACCTGTCCCTATGGCAATAGCTGCTGCACGAGATGCGGCAGGGGTCATATACTTACCATATTTATCATCATCCATTATTTCTCTTGCTGTACCATATTGTCCTTGATTAAGCAGACCTTGCACAGCACCACTGACTATTTTCTGACGGAGTGAGTTTGAATGATTAATTTGCTCTTCTTCTGTTAAAGCTGGATATATTTGTAGAAGTTGATGGTCTGCTTCTGCCAGAATGTTATCTAATTCACCGGGAGCTTGTGTAATAGCAATTGAAAAAGTGTTCCCAACCTGCTCTGTCATATTTGTGAGCATTGTGTGTTGAGATTTAATTTGGGAAGTAATAGCAGATTTAGAATATTGGTTGTATTGAGATTCTAAATGATTACGAAGTATAGCTTTACTACCAGTGCGCCCACTGTGCTCATCAAGGGTCTTTTCAATGCGTTTACGCATAGTCGCATTAAATGATTCAACGGCTTTAGGATTGGTAATATCCTCATTAGTCTTCCATGCCTCAAACTCCTGCAATGTCCCCTGATCAAAACTATTCGCTTGACGAACCCTATCAATAACTTCATTTCTTTGAATTATATTATCGCCAATTTGATTAAGAGTATTCCCCAATTGGGAAGTTGCTTGACCAACCTGTGAACCAAAGTCTACACCTGTTGCCTTAGCTCCACTTACTTTGGTTTGCTGTTGGTATACCGGCAATTTAGCCATAATTCAATCCTTAGAATAATTTACTTGCACCTGATAACAGAGTTGTTCCCGCACCTATATTCCCCGCAGTTCTAGCTGAACTAGCTTGCATACCATACAACTCGTTTGTTGTGTCGGCAGTCCATTGAGTATTCAATGCATCAATTTCAGCATTGGCTGCTGATTCAGCCATTACCATTAAAGGTGTTCCTTCAGAAGTGACCCCAGATTTAGCCCTCGCTACTTGGAGAGAGCTTTGGTATGACTCTGACTCACGCCTGATTCGATCCCTTTCGGCATTGGCTTCCAGTTGAGTGATTGCCATATTATATTCAGCAGCTTGAGCACTAGCAGCAGCAGCTTGTTGCTGTCCTGCTGCTGATGAAACTGCACCAACGACTGACAATACTGCTCCAAACCATGCCATTATTTAACCCTCGCATAAAGAATCATATCTTCCCCATCTGGTCGATACGCTTTCATGTAACCTTCTGGTTCAAATCCTAGCATTTTTACCCACCTGTGTCCTGCTTTAAAGTCAATATCAACTGTTGCTTCATATCGTCTATAGCCAAGATCATCAATAATCATGGCACATATTTTATGAATAGATATAAAATGTTTCCCGCAAAATTTAGATAATAATGTCCATGTGTTTGCTCTACCACTCCACATTGGTTCTACCCCTATCACTCCTAAAATAGTATCATCTTCTTGGAAAGTGAATACATGGCCGATGGCGGAGAGCTCACTCAGATCAGCATTCATATCAATAAGAGATGGAATGTATTTCTGACCCTCTTGTAAATCTACTCTGACAGTATCGCCTTTTTCCCACGGTCTAACGATCATAAGTGTGTACCTGTGGCATGACAGCAATGACCGTACAAGGTAATGCTAATCTATGTTGGATTGTTATCTGTGGAGCAACCTGATAATCCCCTGGCCAAGATTGAAGTTCTGTGTCACCAGTAAACAATGGGACTGGTTCACCCATAGCCATTGTAGAATTTCTGAACTGAAGTTCGTTCATATTGGTAGTATCGGGACCAAACCAGAGCCCTGGTCCTGTTTCAAACAATCTCATGACAATATTTGTCACTCTCATCTTCTTACCTTGAGCAACACCATCCGCAGCACCAGCTTCTATTGGCATGGTTTTAAGTGTTGAAACATAAGGCAAACCAAGAACAACAATAGATGCAGATTTTTGTAATGTGACTTCACCGGCCACGACAATCATATTCGGGTGAACTGAACCATCTGCTAAAATGGCAATCTCTTCACCTTCTAAATGATCAAGTCCTGATATTATAGTTGCGGGAGCACCATCATAAGTTAGTCCAGAATCTACATAAAAAGAATAATTATCATTGAATTCTTTTTCAATATATTCAACATATCTAACAGTATCCCCATTAATTGTCCGATTAACAATTAACCATGTGGAGTCTTGATCCCCATCCCAGTGAGGGATAGTTGTGATTGATTCAATGAGTCCACCTATGTCATGACGGTGCCAACCAACAACATCTTCTTCACGTTCATAGGTTAATCCTAGAAGAATACCGGCAGCATCTGGAACCCACATAATTTGATCAGGGGACTGCTGGTATGACATATTAGTGATACCAGCTTGTGTGATGTGTTCGGAGAGCATAGTCATATCAGGAGCTACATAAGAATCTTTATCAAAACTATAAATATATTCTCTGATTTTTCTTAAAGCTCTTTGGACAAATAATGTTGAACTACCTATTTTAAAAGGTTGAATATCAGCACTACCATAGGTTGTTTGAGGGACAATTTTAATATTTGTTGGGGTAACTGCCTCATTTAGAGAACTAGCACTAACAGTGAACTCACTCCCAGATGTTCCAATGGCAAGCACCTTCCCTGGAGACAACCATTGAATTGTATTCACCTCTTGTGAGTTAATTGTGTAGTTCATAGCCCTATCATCATTTGTACCATAACTGAAATCTTCATAATCACCAGTAACAGATGCCCACAAGGTTTGAGGACTATTTACAGTTCCTGCGAACCATAAACGATCTTCATAAAAAGCTACCGCTTTTGGGTAGCCTTTATAATCAGACCAGGCGCTCTCAGACCATGTGTCAACACCGGTAGTGGTACTTGATGGTAGAGTTTTAATGACTGTGGCTGAAACTGATGTATCGCTGGTGTATGCTGTAATTTCAGCATAACCAAAACCACTGTGAATATAATCCCAGTCAACACCACCGTCGCTCTCATTACCGGTTAGATGGACAGGTGCTCTGACACCGGTTGTTCCTGTAGTTGTGGCAATATATAAATTACTGGAGTAATATCTATAATCACCCGATGTGATATCCTCACCAGGTTGCCAATTATCATACTTGGACCCAATAACTTCAGTAAATTTATAATAAGCCCCAACATCAGTAGTTGCAAATAAGCTAACAGAAGACGTAAGAGTAATTGCACCCGTTGTGGCAGATGCTGTAAGAATTGTTTCTGTTAAGTTCTCACTATCAAATACTGGGGAGTCAAATACTATTTGATCAATTGTCCAATCATCATGATCAAATCTGGAGAGTTTGTAAGGTGGATAATTCGGATGAACTAAAAAAAGAATATCCGCAGATTGAACAAAATGGAGACCATTGACATCAGTATGATCATAAGGGGTAACGATTTCATAAGGTGACAAACCACTAAGGATAACCCCACCATCTTTATAAAATCTTATATATTTGTCACCAAATTCAAGAACATATGATTGATTGGTGCTATACTGAAAAGGAATTAATCTGGAAGTATTTTCCGACGTTTTCGTCTCTTTGACGAATCGAACACCTGGTCGTTTACGAGCAGGACCATAAATCTGAGGAATAAAATTCTCAAGTACTTCACACCCATTCGCATATTTATCAATATCAATACGACCCCTCAACTTCGGGGAAAGTTCTCCTGCATTGAATGAGTTTTGCATCCAAGATGTTTTAGGCATTAATACCTCACTTCAATCCATGAATCTTCTGCTTGTTCAATGAGGGGATTTTCTTGTCCATCAGTGCGTTTACTTCTGGTTAAAGCATCTTTGTATTCTTCCCATAACCAGTCCTTCTTTGTGGTGCTCTGGGTCAAACCTTCACACATTTCAAACGCCATACGGGTGGCAATAAGATCAGCGAACAATGAATCGAATTTATTAGGATCTTCAACACGATAAATATATCTAAGATGTAACGTGTCATAATCCGTCAGAATGTTTTTGTTTTCTATTTGGTATTCATCTGCTTTAACATCCTGCAATTCAATGATTCTTAAACAATCACTAGGAATTGGATGTTGATAATTAAATCCCCAAGGTGGGGATGTCAAAGACGGTGCTGTTACTATTCGCTTAACCGCAAAATTCCAAGGGTGTTCCCTTAACACTTGGTCCCTTGTAATAGGCCAAATACGAGTACATAAATTAGCAGCAGTATTCCCATCGTCTAAACTGGTAATAGGATTCTGTCCTAGTTTATCAAGTGCTCTGTTACAGATGTCAACAACGGATGGCATATCGAATCCTTAAAAAAAGGGGAGAGCGGTTAACTCCCCCCTTTGATCACCAACTAAGGAGCTGAAAAGTACATGTCAACAATAAAATAACCGGTACTATCAGGAAGAGCAGCAGCAGCGACAGTCAAAATAATCTGTTCATTACTGGTGTAAGCATCAGCTTTTACAGCAGCAGCAAGACCAAACAATGTTGGGGTATTTGCAGCAGTAAAGGTAGCAGCCGCACGATAGGCACCGGCTGTAGTAGCGTTTCCAATAGCTATTGTAGCAGTCGCACCAAGAGTAGCAGATGCTGTGATTACACCATGTGAGAAGGCGTAACCGGCTGGCACATTAGCAAGGACAACGGTATCGGCAATAGCTTGACCATCCATACCAACAGTAGCTCGGAAGCGACGAGAACGTCCCCCCTGCAAACCACCGCTTGATTTACTGGCAGGAGTATCAAATTGCCCGGAAACTTCATCAGCATACGTTTGAGCCATGATTTATCTCCTTTATGCTTCGTTACAAAGGATCTCGACAACTTTACCCTCTTCTGTACGGGTAGCTCCGAAAGTTCCTTTGACGTAGATTTGATTAGAATAAGACTTATCAGCACGTTCGGAGATGCGGGTATTAATATCATTCCACAAACCTAAATGTAGACCAGATTGCGCCCATGCGATAACCCGACGATAGCTTGAAGAATCAACACCAAGAAGTTCTGTGTGGATAAACTTAAAGCCCATGAATGTATCAATAGCACCCTGCACCAATGCTTTCACAGTGTTGTAATCAGATGATGTAACTTCTGTAGTTCCCAGAAGGTCATCTAATTGTTTTGCTGAGACAGCAATGAACAATGGGTCCATTTCAATATCAACTTCATTTGATAATAGGATCTTTTTAGTCTCACGCAATTTAGCAACAGTCAGACCAGCAGGTGTTCCACCAACAGTGACTTGTTGGTTAGAGGTATCGAAAGCAGTACTGGTTGTACCGTTTTCGCCTGTTTTAGATGCGCTAAGAGCAGAAGTAATAATCAAGTTATCCATTGCACGACCGAGAGCATATGCACCATTAATGGCGTACGGGCTTGATGGGTCAATCAACATACGGAGTTTATCTTGATCATCAATCAGATCGGCCCATTCATAGTCAGTTGGATAAACCCAACGAGCATCATGGGGAGTAGAGATGAGAGGGGTGTCACCATGTCTGGTTGTACGGGCTTGAGCAGTAACGGAACCAATTTGCTCAACAGCTTTAGCAGCTTTACCGGTATAACTACCCATAGTAACAGCATCACGTAGTTTGGAACCACGTTGTTGAAGCAACAGTCCGACATTAGTTGTATACTGTTGGACAAACGCAGTAGATACTTCAAAACTCATGGTTTTCTCCTTATGAAAGAAAAATTA